CATGGTGCATACCATTGTTGATGAAGCAAAAGAACAAAACAGCATTTTTATTGAAGAAAGTGAAAAAATAATTTGACAAATTTTCTCAACATGTTATATTATAAACACAAGGAGGAAAAATGATTAAACCAAACCTTGGGTACTCCAATTATTATTGGAAGCGACTCGAAAAGAATGAGAAAAAAACTCAAAAAAATACTTGACAATTATAACAGGATATGTTATAATATAAACATCTTGGTTGTTAAAGTTCAACCGAAAAAAAACTTAAAAAAATATTTGACAAACTTTTAAAAGTATGTTATAATATAAAAGACATTACAACAACAAGGAGGAAATATGTCTAATATTCAATCTAACGTAACAGTTCACACAGGAACTTTCACCAAGCTTAACGGTCAAAAGCGCACCATGCGTTTCGTAAAGTACGAAGATGTACCATCTTCAATCAAAGGCAAGAGCGTTCGTGCAATGTCTTCTGGCTTTGAAACTGTATACGATATTGATTCTAAAGGTTTTAGAACCTTTAATAACGCAACAGTTATCGGTGAAGTAACAAGTAGAACTGAATCAGTTACTTTTATTGGATAAATTAGTATAAATTACATAAATAAACTATATAACTCTATAATTTGATTATTAAGTGGTTGTTTGCCGAGAAAAACCAACCCAAGTAAAAAACTCGGTTACCTTTTTCAAATTCTTCCTAAGAGGTAAAGGAAGGATTATAACTATCGGCCCTTCATATATGTTGGGACCTTAGACAATTAAGTCAAAAAAATTAAACAAGGAGACTATTATGGCTATTAATATTGAAGCAATGCGAGCAAAACTCGAAGCCTCTAAAAACGGAGGCAAGAAAAAATCTGACAACACTAAGTGGAAGCCACAACAAGGTGATCAAACAATCCGTATCTTACCTACAGAAGACGGAGATCCCTTTAAGCTGTTTCACTTTCACTATAATGTTGGAAAGAATCCCGGTATTCTTTGTCCAAAAAAGAATCATGGCGAGGATTGCGCTATTTGCAACTTTGCTTCTGAACTTTGGAGATCTGGAGTTGATGAAAATGATGATGATATGAAACGAGAAGCAAAAAAGCTTTTTGTTCGTAAGCGTTTCTTTTCACCAATTTTAGTCCGAGGTGAAGAAGATTTGGGTGTTCGAATCTGGTCCTATGGTAAGACCGCATATGAGAACCTCCTAGGTTTAGTTATCGACCCAGACTATGGTGATATAACTGATCCTGAAACTGGAACTGATATAGTGTTAAATTATACTGTTCCCGGTACACCCGGCTCTTTTCCAAAGACACAACTGAAACCACGCCGTCGTCCTTCGCCACTTTGTGACGATCAAGTCGCAGATTGCCAAACTCTTTTGGACTCCGTTCCTGAAATCTCTAAGATTTTTGAGCGTAAAACCTCCGATGAAGTTCAAGCAATCCTAGATGATTTCCTTTCTACAGATTCCTCCTCCGAAGCGAGTAGCTCTGAGAGAGTAAAATATGGCAACGTGAGTGCGGTTGATGATGCTGTAAGTAGGTTGCTGCCTAATTAGGGTCAAAGCCTGCCCTCGGCTTTGTAGAGGGCATATAAAAACAGGAGACATAGAATGATATTATTTTCAGCATTACTATTTGCATGTAGTGACGAAAAAGCTGTTGACTCAGCTGAGATTGAAGATTCCGCAGTAGAATCTGAAGAAGCGGAGGAATAACGCTTCAAAACCTCATAATTATTCAAGAGAGGTTTATAATATGGAAGTTTTGCTAGTTTGTGGTTTGTTTTATTTAGGGTTTGTTTATGCCCAGTTACTTGAGTGGTTGATACATAAACATCTTTTACACAGACTAGGTAAAGATAGAAAAAACAAGTTTTTTGCTTATCATTTCTACGAACACCATAAGGCATCAAGAAATAATTTATTTTATGATGAGCCATCACTAAAAGAAACCCTATCCATTTTACTTTTATTAGTTTTACATTTACCAATCATAATAATCTCCTTTGGTTTATACGGCGGTATCGTCGTTGGTGCTCTCCGGTACTATTATGTTCACCGGAGAGCCCACTTAGAACCAGAGTGGTGCAAAAAACATTATCCTTGGCATTATGCTCATCACATGGCAACAACACAGGAAATGAATTGGGGAGTCACAACTGATAAATTTGATAGATTATTTGGAACCCGATTAGTGTATGTCGGGACTGAAAAAGAAACAAAAGATACACAAAGAAGAATCAATAGACTAAATAAAAGGAGATCTTATGGGAGAAGTAATTAAAATGAAACCCGGAAAAATTGATATAAACGAAATGAAAAAGAAACTAAACAAGAAAGCGGGCCTTGAAGTCGCTCACTCTCTTGGAAACGGCAACGATCCTTCGTCTGTCGTCGACTGGATACCAACTGGCTCACGCTGGTTAGACTCTATCATATCCATCAAAGGAAAGGCAGGAGTACCAGTCGGAAAAATAACGGAACTCGCTGGGCTTTCTGGAACAGGAAAGTCTTACATGGCAGCACAGATTGCAGCAAATGCACAAAAGAAAGGCATATTTGTCGTTTACTTTGATGCAGAGTCTGCTGTTGACCCTGAGTTTCTTCAACAGTCAGGTTGTAATGTAGACGAGAATTTCTTGTACTACCAAGCTATCTCTGTTGAAAAAGTACTTGAATCAATCGAGATGCTTATGGATAGCTATCCTTCACAAAGATTTTTATTCATCTGGGACTCTATTGCTGCGACTTCTTCCGAGAAGGAATTAGAGTCTGACTTCAACCCTCAAAGCACGATGGCTGTTAAACCAAGGATCTTTTCAAAAGCATTCCCTAAATTGACCATTCCATTGGCGAATAATCAATGTACTTTACTTTTGATTAATCAACTTAAAACCAACATCACCACAAATGTCGCAGAAGCAATGACAACACCTTACATGGCTCCCGGTGGAAAAGCAATTGAATACTTTTCTTCTCTGCGAATATGGCTCACAGGACGCAAGTCTAAGGCCTCATATCTTTACGACGACGTCGGCAGAGTAGTCGGATCTGAAGTAAAGGCAACCCTCCAGAAGTCTCGCTTCGGATCACTAAAGGCTAATTGTACTTTTAAGATCATGTGGGGTGATGGTGTTGGAATTCAAGACGAAGAATCTTGGTTTACTGCTATCAAGCTTTCTGGGACAGATAAATTAAAACAGTCGGGTGCTTGGTACACTATTGAGCTTAAAAACGGTAAAAATAAAAAGTTTCAAGCGACTCACTGGTCTAAATTATTACAAGACAAACTATTTAAAGAGTCGGTACTAGAAATCATGGATGAAGCCGTGATCAAAGGTATCAAACTCGAACAAGAATAACAAATCATGTTTTTTCTCCTTTAAATTATGTGGTTGCCCCCAACCTTTCGGTTGGGGGTTTTTTTATATTTAAGCTTGACAAAAGGAGTAAACGTGTTATAATATATACATCGGAGGAAGTTATGACCAATTACAATTTGGGTTATGCTTGTATTAACCTTGGCTTTTCGGAAA